CGTACAGGAAGTTCCATACTACCCTGCAGGATATGTCGACTTGACATTCCCACAGAACCGTGTATGGGGATTCCAGCGTGACATCACTGTAAACCGTGAATACAAGCCAAAGAAGGACACTGTAGAATATACAGTCTTCGTTCGCTTCGGTATTCAATGGGAAGAGCAGGATGCAATCGCATATGCTGATTCTGCTTCAGATTCATAATCTGTAAACAGTACATTTTAGGGGGAGTAGGAGTTAGTTCTCCTGCTCCCCTTATTACTTATAATGATATAATACTAACAAGGAGGAATTATGGAAAACATTAATGAAAATTCAATTGTAGAAGAAACAACATACGAAGCACCAGTTTTTGAAGCACCAGTTGCAGAAGAGCCTGTTGTAGAAGCCCCAGTGGTTGAGCATGTAGAAGAAACTCCAGTTGTAGAAGAGGCTGCTCAGGCAGTCGTTGAAGCACCATCATACCAGGCACCTGAAGAAGTTCAGGCCCTTGGATCAGTAGCAGAAGGAGTAATTGGAGCAACAACAGCATCAAAATCACCTGCAAAGAAAAAGGCTGCAAAGTCTGCAGAAAAAGTTGAAACTGTAGCAATCTACTCAACAAAAAATGTTACATGGTCAGAGGTAGGCAAGGTTTACCGTGGTTATAACATTGTTGAAAAGGACGCTGCTGAAAAGTGGCTTACTCGTTCTCACATTCGTATAGCAACCCCAGAAGAAGTTGCAAAGGAATTTGGAAAGTAAGCAATGGAAATATTGAGGGTTCCGCCATACGATGACATCATAGTGAACTTTGTTGTTCCTTCTGGATACAACGATGCAGACATCTATGCAAGAGTAACAGATATGGCGGACCTTTCAGTACAGGTTTTAGAATTTTTAGAATGGTCAACAGGAGATAACATTAACATCTCACTTCCTGGAAGGTATGACAACAACTATAGAGTTGAGATTTTTACAATTGACGAGGTTGAAGAATTAATTCACGAAGAATACTACGAACTAGTAAGACCATACGTAGACCCAAACACATTAGGAACAACAGCATCAGAGATTGCTGAATATAAAATTTTAGAATTAGTTGCAAGATCAATGATAGATACATTTGTGCCAGAAGGATTTTATAACAAAAAGATTACAGTGCTTGGAACTGGCAATGGGGGAGACTACCTACCTTTATGGGAAAAAGTTTATAGAATATTTAAGGTTTACGAAAATAACGTTTTAGTTTATGATAGATCAAATCCAGATCTTTATGAGTTTCAATATATTATCACATCAGATAAAACTGCTATTCAAAGAGTACAAGATGGAGATTTAAATCGATACGAGTCAACTGCACAAAATCTTCCAGTTGCAAGTGGAGATCTTGGATATTACGGATATAATGGAATAGCATTCCCAGCAGGATATGACTATACAGTTGTTGTAGATCATGGCTATCTAAACGTACCAGAAGATGTTGAGTATGCAGCCAAACTACTGATTGAAGACCTTAAGTGTGGAAAGTTAGACTATTATAAGAGATATGTTACAGCCTATAACACAGATCAGTTTAGAATTCAGTTTGATAAGTCAATGCTTAGTGGAACAGGAAACTTTTTAGTCGATAAGATACTTGATAAGTATGTTAAGACTATCGTTAAGCCAGGGATAATTTAATGATATGCGAGCAGCCAGACTTTATTTTCCCAATGCAAGCAGATGTTTATTACCCAATCGTTGACCAGGGAACTTACGGCAATGTTAAAAAAACATGGATTTTAGATAAAACCATTGCTGTTAATGTTAGTGCAGCAGGCAATGCAAACAATGAAGAAGTTAAGCCTAATGTAAACATTACACAAAAGACAGTTCTTCTTGGCAGGGCAAAAACAGATGTTAGAGTTTCAAGTTTAGACTCTCCACACTCAATAACAAATGTTATCTTAACAAATATTAGAGATAAAAACTGCAACCCTATATATGTAGAAACGTCAGGACCACGTGCAGGAAAATCAACTATTTTTGAAATTGCTACACAAGAGCCATATGTTGGTCCTTTTGGCGGAATAGAGTATTACAACCTTGTAATCCGTAGATCTGAAAATCAGTCAGGGGATCTATAATGCTTAAAATAGTTATGGATAGTAGACAGTTTCAAAAAGAAATAAATAACATTATGAACTACTCAACTGGATTTTTAGAGGGTGTCCAAAGAGGAAAGACAGAACTGTATGTGTCTCTTGCACCAAAAATATCTGAGATGGCTTCACAGTTTATTGACGCTAATGCTAAGATGTCCCCAGAACTACTTCATCATATTTATGAATGGGAAAAGGTTGGAAGTCCAGAAGCAAGACTTTTTGACATTGACTATGCTATAAGCGGTGTAGGAATAACATTTAGTTCATCTTTGAAACAATCTTCTTCTATTAAACAAGGATCAACTGTGCCATTTTATAACAAAGCAACAATAATGGAACAAGGAGTTGGAGTTACTATTAAACCCAAAAAAGCAAATGTTCTAAGGTTTGAAGTAGATGGGCAAGAGGTTTATACTTCACGAGAGGTTCGTGTAGAAAATCCTGGAGGACAGACACAGGGCCAGTTTGACAAGGTAATTAATAATTTCTTTGGAGTATATTTTAGACAATCATTTTTAAGATCAAGCGGACTTTTACAGTATTTTAACTCTCCAAAGGTTTATAAGAAAAATATATCAGCAGCAAAAAGAGGTGGAAGATCTTTAGGAATAAAGACTGGATACCAATGGGTTGCTAATGCAGGGAGGATTGCATAATGGCAGAATCAACATCAACATTTAATACCCCAGTTCTCTGGATTAATGAATACTTAAAAGAAAAGATTGGATTAGATACAGGGATAGGAGTGCCATTCTTCCCATCACGTCCAGCGACTATTGATGAATTAACTGAGAGTTGGATTACTATAACCCCAGAAAGCACTGGAGAGCCACAAAGACTTGCCTATGCTGGAGTTATGGCAACTTGGGACAGACTTGTTCGTATGCGTAGATCTCCATTTCCACATATTAAGCAAGAACAATTACTTTATTATTTTTATGCTACACAGGACAATGTTATAGAAAATATGGTTCAGGTCCAAGAAAAAGTTCTTCGCCTTATGGATAGAGAAGATGAGACAGGCGAAGAAATCAACAAGTGGGCAAAAGCCAAGGGACAGATTGATGGCATGGACTGTAAGTTCTTCTTCCACAGGTTTAGAGTATATCAACTTGAAGAAGTGAGAGACATTATTGACTTTGGCACAGCCCGTACCTACGGCGGTAACAAGATAATCATAGACTTTGAATACCATCAAGATACTACAATTTTATCTTCTTAAAAGGGTGTTATAATTAATCTTGAGGAAACAAGCCCCTTTAATCCATAAGAAAATAAAGAGGTGAAATAAATGGCATATACACGTGGTAGCAGCAACAATATTATTGTTGGAGCAGCAGCCCTCTTCACACATGAAGCAGGCGTACTCACAGACGGAGCACTTCCAGCATATGTAGCAGGAACATCATACAAGACAACTTTGTCAAATGATGCAGACTTCCGCAATGTTGGATACACAATGAATGGTTTGGAAATTCAATTCCAACCAGATTTCGGCGAAGTTGCAGTAGATCAGGTTCTTGACGTTGCTAAGTTGTTCAAGCAAGGCATGCAGGTAAACCTAAATACTACATTCGCAGAATCAACACTAGAGAATCTTCTATTTGCACTAGCAGGTAAGGATGATGATCTAGAAACAGTATCAGGAAACCCAACACTTAATCTTTCAGCAGGAGACATTGGCGAATGCCCAGTCGAGCGTGGTTTGGTTGCAGTTGGTCCAGGTACAGGCGAGTGTGCAGCATCAGATGAACTCGAAAGAGTTTATGTAGCATACCGTGCACTCTCAATCGAGAGCGTAACAGTATCTGCAAAGAGAGATGAAGCGACAATGTTCGAAGTATCATTCCGTCTTCTTCCAAACGATGATGCATCATACGGTAAGATCGTAGATCGCACTATCCCAGCATAATACAACTTAATATATGAGAGGCTCAATCCTTCGGGGTTGGGCCTTTCTGTTTGGTATACTTATATAATGCCTACAGAAATATACAAAACATCAATAATAGAATTATTTGATGGGACAGAACTATACATCATCCCATTAAAGATAAAATATTTAAAGTTATTTTTAGAAGAATTTGAAAATGTAAAAACAGCAAAAAATGATGAAGAGGCAATAGATTATTTATGTCGATGCGCTACAATTGCAATGAGGCAATATTGTCCAAGCATAAAAACTCAAGAGCAACTAGAAGACAATATCGATATGCCTACAATCTATAAACTATTAGACTATTCGGCAGGAATTAAAATAAATGAAAAATCTGAAGAGCCAGTAAAGACTCAGGCTACGGATAGCGGATCAACCTGGGACGAACTTGATTTAGCAGAGATCGAATCTGAGGTATTTTTGCTGGGGATTTGGAAAGACTATGACGAACTAGAATCATCTATGTCAATGCCAGAGATTATGTCTACTCTTAAGGTTAAGAGAGATCTTGATTATTCTAATAAAAAATTTCTTGCTGCAATGCAAGGTGTTGATTTAGATAAGTCAAGTGGTAAGGCAGATGCTTGGGAAGAAATGAAGGCTAGAGTATTTAGCAAGGGACAAGCAGCAAACTCTAAAGATATTGTGGCACTACAAGGAATTAGTGCACAAAAGGCTGGGTTTGGAATTGGAATGGGTCTATCTTACGAAAAATTAGATGAATCTACGCCATCCAGCGTGGTATAATTAAGTGTTAACCTACAAGGAGGAAGACTATGGCTGATAAGCCTTCAACAACAAAGACTACAAACGGCAAGACCATTACACTAATGGATGGAACAGAAATCTCAGTAAGACCACTTAAGTTGTCATTGCTTAGACCTTTTATGACTAAGTTTGCCTTGCTACAAGAGGCATCAGAAGATAATGACAAGTCAATGGATATCCTCATTGATTGTGCACAAATTGCACTAAAGCAATTCAAGCCAGAATTGGCAGAAGACAGAGAAGTGCCAGAAGATCTTCTAGACCTTCCAACTGTTTATCAAATTATTGATGCAGCATCAGGACTTCAAAATTCTGACTCACTAGCATTAAATAATGTAATAAACAAATAAAACTAAAAAGAGGTGTGTTAAGAAGTGGCAGATGTAAACTCTAATATAAATATTAATTTTAATACGGCTGCCGCTCTTGCACAACTTCGTTCTCTTCAGGCAGGCCTCAGCAAGTTTCATCAGTCTCTTGCTGAGGGCAACCTGGCTGCTGCAAATGCACAAAAAGGTTTAAACGCACAACTTTTACAATCTGTTGGTGCTACGGGAAAGTTCTCTGCAAGTCAAGTTAAAGTTGCAGGAAGTACATTAGCATTTACGGCTGCACTAGAAAAAAACAAACTCTCTCTTCGTGAGTACTTTAGATATACCATGGCAGCAGCAACTGCCAATACACGTGTTTTAGGCAGGGCCTTTGCACAAGAACGAGAAATTATAAATCGTGCTCGCAGAGACAGAGTAAAGGCACTACAGGCACAATATATCCAAATGAATAAGGCCAACGCTGGCTTTATGGATGCTATTCGGATTATGCCAAAAAGCCTTCAAATGGCTAGTGGAAAGTTTACTGAACTTGGAACAAGAATTCAATACGCTGCACAAAGACAGCAGTTCCTGAACCAATTATTAAAACAAGGATCAACACAACTCCTAAACTTTGGTAAGAATACTCAATGGGCTGGTCGTCAGTTGATGGTTGGCCTTACAATGCCACTTGCTTTATTTGGTGGTATGGCAGCAAAGACATTTAGAGACCTTGAAAAAGAAATTGTAAAGTTTAAGCGTGTATATGGTGATGCTTTTACTAATGACGCAGAAACAGATATAGCAGTAGATAATATTAGAAAATTAGCAAATGAGTACACCAAGTATGGCGTTGCTGTAACAAAGACAGTTGAAATGGCAGCGACTGCTGCTGCTGCAGGTTTTACTGGCGGTGCATTAAATGCTCAGGTTGAAACAGCAACAAAGTTAGCAGTACTTGGACAAATAGAACAACAGCAAGCACTTGAAACAACCATATCTCTACAGAGTGCATTTGGTATTTCAAGTGAAGAACTGGCTAAAAAGATTGACTTTCTTAACGCAGTTGAAAACCAGACACTTCTTTCTATTGAAGATTTAACAATTGCAATTCCAAAGGCTGCGCCAGTAGTTAAACAACTTGGAGGGTCTGTAGAAGATTTAGCATTTTTCTTAACAGCAATGAAGGAAGGTGGAATCAATGCCTCTGAAGGCGCTAATGCACTAAAGTCAGGTCTTGCATCTTTAATTAATCCATCCGATAAAGCATCTAAAATGCTTGCAGGATTAGGAATTAACATAAAGGGTATTGTAGAAGGAAATCAAGGAGACATTAAAGCAACAGTAATTGGTTTTGCAGATGCACTTGACACTTTAGATCCACTCAACCGTGCACGTGCAATCGAGCAGATGTTCGGTAAGTTCCAGTTCTCTCGCCTATCAACACTTTTCCAAAATGTTACAAAAGATGGAACTCAAGCATCTAGAGCACTTAGTTTAGCAGGATCTTCAGTAGAAGAGTTAGCAATACTTTCTGAGCGAGAAATGAAGAAAATTGAAGATTCAGTTGGAGTTAAGTTTCAAGCAGCGGTAGAACAATTTAAGCAAGACATTATGCCACTAGGAAAGGTATTCCTTGAGGCCTTAACTCCAGTGGTTAAATTTTTTGGCAACCTATTTGAAAAGTTTAACGGACTTAGCGATCAGACTAAGAAAGTTGTTGCGGTTATTGTTGGAGTAGTTGCAGGACTTGGGCCAGTAGTATTGATGACATTTGGTCTTGTAATGAATGCAATTGCAAATGGAATTAAGTTATTCTCAAAACTTCGTAATGGAATTGCTAGGTTAAACGGACAGACAACTGTAATGGGCGCAGGCTTTAATTACATGACACAAGAGCAGATTGAAAATGCCGCATCTTCTCAACAGTTACATCAGACACACACAAGACTGATTGAGGTTTTCAATGTTGAGGCAAACTCTGTTAATGCTCTTGCTTCATCTTATAATTCTTTGAGCACACAAATGAGAGCGATGGCTTCTCAAAATCCTGCATTATTTGCTGGCGGTATGGGAGGAGCAAAAAGAGCAGTAAGCAAGTTGCCTCCAGTTAGAAAATTTAGAGATGGAATTTTAAGTGTTCCAGGACCAAAGGGCGCAGGAGATATTCAGCCAGCAATGCTTGCTCCAGGAGAAGCGGTAATTCCAGCAAAGACTACTGAAAAATATAAAGGTTTGATTAGCGCAATATTTAAAGATCAGGTTCCAGGATTTATGGCTGGAAGAGTTCCAAAGGTAGTAGCAAAAGTAAAAGGTGCTAAATCAGAACCACTTGTAATCCCACATGAAGAAAGACAGTCTGGAGCAGTCTTTGTTGGAATGCCAATTTCAGCAGCCAAAGCAGCACAGTCTAGAGAAGTATTAGATAAAATATCTGAACGTGTAAAATCTGGAAGATTTGGTTCACTTGAACCAACCGACTTTGGAACAAAACTCAAAGTTTTCAAAGGCTTCAGTTTCCCTGAGCGTGGTATTGGTGGGGTATATAGAAAGCCTAACGGAGAAATTGTAGTAGTAAAACCAACAATAGATGCTGACACTGCTTTATCAGAACAGCGCATGACTTCAATTACTAGAGAGATTCACGAAGGACTTATTACTCCAAAACAAACAATAAGAACAATGATGGATCCAACAGACCCATTAGGAAAAAGAAAATTTGTAGTTCTTGAATCACCTTACGATCCACGAATTGCAGCAATGGATGGTCAGTTCTCAAAGACTGACATGGTTAAGCAATTGGTTGCTTCAACTTTGAGAGGAGATAAAGATCTACAAAAAGCCAACGTATCTGGAAATATAGTAGCAGATGTTGGAAATGCTGGAGTATACGATAGGGCATCTGGATTTAGAGATTTTGCTAAGGCTATGCCAAGCATGGAACAGCAAGCAATGATCAATCTTCTTGGAGTAAAGGGCGGGGCTAAGAAGTTCTTTGCACAACAAACATCTGGCATTGCAGCATCAATGACTCCAGCACAATATGATGGTGCAATCAAAGCAGAAATTAATCAGGCTATTCCTAAATTAGAAAGATTAATAAAGTCTTGGGACCTGATGCCAGATGAACAAATTGTTTATAATAATATGCTACAAAGACTTAAGGATGGAGCAAAAGTAAATTGGGCTGCTCTTCAACCAATACATGCTCGTGCAGGCGATGGTATTAAAAACCTTGAACTTGGAGATTTTGAAAGATTTAAAAATGTACCAGAATCAAGAGTACAGATAGAACAACTTAGAGCAGGCCTTGCTGCACAGGCTACCAGAGAGTTTAATTTACTTTCCGAAGAACAACAAAAAAGAGTTCTTAGTGCAATTGCAAAACAAAAACTAAATGCAGGAACTAGTGGGGCAGATGATCTTTTAAGTCAAAGCAGAATGCTTAAATTTGTTGACGACGAGATGGTTTATAAAGATGGGCTTTTCCATGATAAAAAAACTTTAGATGCTGGAAGACTTGATGCTGGAAAAACTTACGATCAAGTTCTAGAAAAAGTTCTTTATCAAATGGGTGTAAGACAAAAAGATGGGGCTTTTGTAAGCGATGCAAAAATTAATGGTGTCGCTAGATTAAGAGGAGCAATGAGCCCTGTAGGAAAACAAAGTGGATCCTGGAGAAGTAGCGTCCCTAGAGATTCACAATTATATAAGGTTTTAGATGCTGAAGAAAAAGCATTTACAGAACAAAATAAGATAGCAGGCAAAAACGATCCATTAAAGTCAGTAAGAGAAAGACTTGCTGCTTTGGGGTATACGCCAAAACAGATTGACTATGAATTAAGAACTGAGTTATCACATATAAGTAAAACTGGAGAGCCTGGAAGAGGTCCTGGTAAATGGTTATCAGGTTCTGCCATGTTCGATTTAAGAATATTAAATAATTTTATGAATGCTTCAAAGAGACACAGCAGAATTTTAGACTGGAATAGAAAAAATAACTTCCCATTTATTCCACAAGGTCAGGCTGGAATTTACTCTGAGGCTGTTGAATTTATGTCAAAGGGTGGACACCCAACAAATGCAAGAGAAGTAATGTTGGTTAGAAAAGCAGCAGAACTTGATCTTCTAGCACACGAATATCAAAAGAGAGAACAAGCAGCAGGAAGAAAGCCAAAAAGTTTTCCAAAACTAGGTCCAGCCCAAATGTCTCAAGGAGTTATGGCTCTTATTGATGATAGAATTGGTACAGGATATTATAATTCTACTCCAACAACTTTTGACCTTAGAAGTGGAAGAGATAGAAGTCTTTCCCCTCTAGAAAGAGAAGTTTTAATAAATCCTGACGGTACTGAAACTAAACAAACAATTGATCCAAAGACTAACAGAGTAATAAGAGAAAAAAGATTAACACGTGGCAACACTGGTACTCCACCTGCTGGAGCAGTTCCAGATAGCGGAAGCCGTAAAGATAGTAGGACAGAAACATTAAAGGGCAATGAAAGAGTTGTAACACAAAGGCAACGTCGACAATCAAGACAGGCTCCAAATTTCCGTGGCTTCCGTTCATTCCGTATGCCTGGACTTATTGATGGAGACCCAGACGCTAAACTAACTCCTTATCAAAGACAGGAACTTAAAAAGATTTCAGCAAAGTATCCTGGAATGAGTGAAAGTCAACTTAGGGATATATTAAGAAGAAAATTAAAGCATGAACAGGATATTGAAAAAGCAAAAGCAAAGGAAGCAGCAGCAGCACGTAAGGCAGCAAAACGTGCAGAAATGCTTCCTAAGCAGCAGGCCGATGAAACAAAAAGACAAACTGCTGAAGCAAGAAAGCGGTATTTACAAGAGCAACGCCGAATGGAACTTAATCGTCAACAAGCACTAAACTATGATGCTGCGGTAAAAGAAGGACAGCGCAGAGAATTGCAAGCGATCAAGGCAAAACAAAAAGAAGCCACAAGAAATAGAAGAATGCTTCGTCAAGAAAAGGTTGGAAGAGTTTCTGGTGGAGCAGCGATGGCACTTGGAACTGCAGGTATGGGACTTATGATGGCTGGACAGCAAGGTGCTGGTATGGCAGTAATGGGAGCATCTGCAGTTGCAGGTATGGCTCCAATGTTAACTAATCCATATGTCGCTGCAGGTGTAGCAGTAACTGCAGTCGCTGCTGGACTATGGATGCTTGAAAGACAATCAAATAAAACAGCAAAGGCTCAATCTCAGTTGGTTGATGCAACATCTGCAACAACAAGCAAGATGAAGGCAATTGGAGAGATGAATGCTAAAGTTGGCGCTTCAGAATTATATGCAGAAAAAAGATCTACTAGCGCAGCAGATAGATACACAACTGGTTTTGACAGAGGTAAGCAGCAGTATGGAGTAACTTTCTTAGATAGCAAAGTAGGCAAAGATGTTATGTCTGGCTTTAATAAGAGCATGCTTTCTGGAACAGATACAGCAGCACAACAAATGGCTCTTCAACTTGCTGGATATATTTCAGATGGAGTTATGAGTGCAGAACAAGCCCATAGCATCGCAGCACAAATTGGAATTAATTTAAATAATCAAACACTTACTTCTCAGATAAGTGGTCAACTATTAGAACTGGTTGGGCCTGGCGGAGAAGATCTTCTTAAAAACCCTCTTGAGGTTAGGGTGAGACTGGTAGAAGAGCAAAAAAATGTAATCTCTACGCTAAAAAATGAATTAGATACTTCAACCTCTGGGCAAACTTATAGTGCAGAGAATATGGCATCTCAAGTAGCAAGTACCGCTCTTAGCCCTTTTGCCCCTCTTCGACTTATTGATCACTGGGCCACTCTTTTTGGAAATAACCTTGAGACTGGATTTGTTGAGTATTCAGCAATGGAACTATTTACAGAAACAAAGGGTGAGGCACAAGCATCAGCAGGAGCAGCAAGTGGAGTTCAAAGTTTGGAATTTAGCCAGGCACAAATAGACTCACTTAATGCTCAGTATGACAAAGATAAAAAAATACTTGAAACAAAAAAGGCAGCAACAAAAGATGCAGCAAAAAGAAAGAAAATAGAAGAAGAAATTGATGCATTAGAAGGAAGAAGAGTTATAGGGGTAGGAACATTAAGGAGTGGTAATGCAGATATACTAGAACAGCAGGTTGAACTATTTAGGATTGCACAAAAGCGTGGGGCAACAGAAAACGCCTTCTTTGATTCACTAAAAGAACAGGTTAGACTAAAGGCTGAAGAAACAGGACAAGGAGATTACGCTGATACATTTTTAAAGACTTCTGCAGATTTAAACAACAAAGAATTAGAAGTTAAAATAAATACTATAGTTGGTTCAGGCGCTATGCCTGTTGCAACAGCAACAACATTGCTAAGTATGTTTACTGGCGATGAAGACAAGTTAAATACATTTATAGATGTTTCTACAAGATTGCAAGACCCAGGACAGGTTACTGACTTAATTAATTCTTTGGGTGGACTTACATCAGAAAAGGGAGCGCCAAAAGCAAAAGAACTTCTTTTACAAATTGCCGAAGCAAATCCAGATGAAGCAAATAAGTTAGTTTCAACAATTAATCTTATCCGAGAAATGGCTGGTAAAGAAATTAACTTCCAAGCATTCTTTGAACAAGACGATGCTATGGCAAAATTGTCTGCCTTGAAAATTCAACTTGAAGACATTGAACAAATAAAGGGACCAATAACAAGAGAAGTAATTGCTGCGATAGACGTTGATAAAAACCCAGCCACACCAGACATGGCAGCGCTACTTGATCAGTGGCATCAATGGGAAGGCTTAGATGATGAAGTTAAGAAAACTGTTATTCAAGAGTACCTAACGTTATTAACCACAATATCTGACGAACAAGTAGACTCCTATGTAGCAGGACAAGCACAAGCCGCTGGAGGAGGAACATTCGGTAGCGAACTTGCAAGGTATTATTCAACCGAAGAAGGCCAGGCAAAAGCAAAAGCAGAAGCCGCTGCAAAACTTGTTATGCAAAGGCAAAAACAAATGGAAGCGCTGAAAAAGTTTGGACTCCTTGGAAATGATTCTGGTGGAGGAAAAGGAGAAAATCCTTTAGCATTCCTTGATTCTCTTGCAATGGGTCTAAAGCAAGTAAGAGATGGTGCATTTAATGCACTTACCCCTCTTGAGTCATTGCTTGCAGTATTTACAAATAAAAAAACACAGAAGGATGCTTTTAATTTATTTGACGGTATTCAAAATAGACTTTTAAAAAAGGGAGTTGGAGAAGATCTAAGAGGCGCTATTGAGTCAATGACTGCAGAAGACTTTGACAAGATTGCAAAGTTAGAGGGTAAGAAAGCACTATTTACTTTTGCAAAGGGCAAGCCAAAATCAAAAGCCACAATAACTGGGCTAACAGAAAGTGGTAAGGCTGTTGACCAAGGATATAAAGAAAAAGCACTTGGTAATTTTAATTTTGCTAATGAAGAAACAATAAAGAACGTCCAAGACCAGACTAAGGCTTACAACATGCTCATTGGCAGTGGCCTTACAGCAAGCCAAGCATTAGAGGTTGTAGCAAGCAAGGGCCAAGCAGCAGCCATTGCTGCGGGGGCAATTGAAAAAGGAACTCCCGAATGGGATTATTACATTGAACAAATAAAGACTGCCAGTACAGAACTTGAACGCCAAGCAGTTTTGAACAAAATACTTCGTGAAAATGAAGAATTTGAAATATACAAAGACATGCCAAAACTTGCTTCTCAGATGAAGGACCTTGGATACGGCACTGATCAGATTGATAAAGTTCTTGGAGACCCACAACTTGCAAAAATTTTGATGGACGATTTGAAGGATGGAAAGTTAGACGCTGCAGATATTGCAGAAAACCTAGATAACATAGAAGCAAAGAAACTAATTGATATTCAAGTTCAATTAAACAAGGGTAACTTAAAAGAAGGAGCAGAACTAGGAAGACAAATAGTTGATGAGATGTTTGCAGCCTATGAAGGTTTGATAAGAACTGGCAAAGAAGCAAATGAAATTATCACAAATAATGAACTAATATCTGGCTATGAAAAAGATCTTGAGCCGTTTACTAAAAAAATTCAAGGACTAACAGAAGACGTTAATGACTTAAATCGTGAACTAGAAATGAATCCATTGTTTGGTGATCGTGCTATACAGGCAATTGAAGACGAGAACAATGCTTACTCTAATGATCTAACAATTATTTCAAATGCTGCAGAAGAAGTAAATAAAAAATATGATGAACAAGCCGAAGCCCTTTCAAAAGTTCAAGAAATTAATTCAGAAATCTTAGATCAGCAAAAGAGACAACTTGATTTAGCAGATGCTTTGACATCTGGAGATATATCTGCAGCAGCCCGTGCTGTACAAGAAATGAGAGCAGCCAGCGCTGCAAAGTTTGCCACTGCTCAAAGTGATGCTTTACAGAGAGCAAGAGAGAATGAACTTGGCTCTTTGACTGCCAGACCAGGTGGCTTAACTCAAGAACAAATAACTAAAAAGCAGTACGAGAATTCTCAAAAGATTTATGCAATGGAGAAAGATCCACGAAGACTTGCAATATTAAAACAAATTCAAGGTAAGCAAGATGACATATATAGCATTGAAGAAAATGATGTTGAGCGAATACAAGCCAAGATTGACGCACGTACTCAAGATAATATAGAATTACAGCGCAGTATTGACAAACAAATAGCAGCCATCACAGTTTATGGAAAAACAAGACAGGCATGGGATACAGTTAATGCAGGAATTGACTATCACGCAGCAGCAATGTTAACCTTAAATAATCCTGATGCACTTGCAGGATTAGTTACAGCAGCAGGAAAAGTAGATGCAGTTTGGACTAAAATCAATGGACAGATGGACACATATAAAAAGAATATGCCTGATTCTGTAAAGACTTCACTAGGCCTTATTCAAACGGGTGAAACTCAAACAGATGCTGATAAAGCAAGATTAGCAAAGGAAAGAGAAGATAAACAAGAAGAAAATACAAAACTTGCTACTTTAGCATTAGCACTAAGAAAACTAACTGTAGGAGCAACATTAACTGATGAAGAAAAAGCATTAGTTGCTGCTTCACAGCCACAAAATAAACGTAGAGTTAATAGCGGTGCATTCCAAACTCTTGCTTCAGGAGGACTTGTCCCAGGAGGTTTTGAATCTGGAGCGTATGCAAAGGGTACTGATACAGTACCAGCAATGCTTACGCCAGGAGAGTATGTCTTAAGAAAGTCTGCAGTTGATAAATATGGAGTAGATAATCTTGACGCAATGAATGTTGGGTATTATGGATTTGGCGGATTTGTAAAGTCTCTATTAAAAAATCCTTTTGTGAAAGCAACAGGAGTTGGTGCAGCCAGTGGTGGAATATACCAAGCAATGGAAGAAATTGAAAAAACACTTTCATTAAAATACGGATCTAATCGAAGTAGTTCTAAAGTTGCAAAATGGTCAACAGCATTAGGAAGAGCCGCATTTAACACTTTACAACAAGGTCTTTCTGGACTTCCAGTTGGAGGATGGGGAGGACTAATAGGAGTTGGTACTGGTCTTATTGATGGAGTAGCAGGATTAATTAGGGAGGGATCTGACTATGGACTTAAGGGTGGAAAGTATGCAAATAAGCAAGGCTCTAAAGCAGTTCATCGAGGTTTTGATCCTAAAAAAGAATTAGACAATATGTCAATTGGACAATCTACAAAAAATGTTGGTCAAGCGCTTGGTCTCGGAGCACTTTTTGGTGCTGGAGGAAATAGAGTTGCTGCAGGATTTAAAAAGTTGGTGCCAAATATTTTGCAAAGCAAGTTAATGACTAAGGTGTCATCAATGTTTCCAAAAATAAATTCTTTTACATTACCTAACTTAATTTCAAATATAAAACAAAAAAAGGGAATAGAACTTTCTCCTTGGGAAAAGGCAGCAAAAATTGCCAGTGAACAAGCCGATGCAGGCGGTTTTACCCCTATAGAATCATTATTGAGCGCTAGGTACTCAACACTTCTTGGAGAATTGCAGGCTCTTACTCCGCACTCAGGAACATTCACTGCTCCAAAATCAGGTATTCAATATGCATTTAAATTTAATCCAGGAAAGGCTTCTGACCTCCCTGCAGAAAGTCTATTGCTTCCAGACATTAAGCGATTTGCAACCAATCCAGGGCAGGGCGAGGTTCTTGGACCATTGCATACAATTACTGTTACTGAATTAGATAGCGGAAATTTTGTTGCAAAACTTAACTGGGATTCTATTACTGGAACAATTGGAATGGCTGCTACCCAGAAATCATTTCAAAATCAAGGAATTATGAGATGGCTAAATGAATATGCTGGCTCAATCTCTAGATTAAAACATTCAATTTATAGAAGCGATGAAGGTATGGCATACTCAGGTGCAGTTGGTGGAATTATGCCAGACAAACAAGTTATAGACCAACCGCTTCCAATAAACTTAGCAATTGTAGAAGCACTAAGAACATCTGGGCTTGATTCAATATTTGAAGGTCGCATAAAGCAGGCTGCTGTTCCAGATTTGCTTGTGGGACCACCAGCCCCACATTTCCCAGCAACTGGTCCAGGTGCTGATCTATGGAATGCTCATATGCCTCATCCAGGACTTCAAGCATGGAGAGATAATGTTAACAGAACATATAACACTTATCCATATATTAAAGATGGTGGCACTTATATTATGCCATCAGACTATCCTGAATTAATGAAACTTAGGGTTAATCCAAATGCCCCAGCAGGATACCCTCATTTATGGTCTGGAATGGGTGACCTACCAACTACAAGTTGGGACGAACCTGTCTCTAGAAGTAAAAACAAATATACACTCTTTAAAGCAAAGGGTGGAATAATACCTGAAAAATTTGTTAGCGGAGGGTATTCATCAGGAACTGATACAGTGCCTGCTATGCTCACTCCAGGAGAATACGTATTAAGAAAAGATGCGGTCAAAAAGTACGGGGTAGAAAATCTTGATGCAATGAATATTGGCTACTATCATAAGGGTGGACCAGTAGGACATAGACACGGAAGAAATGCTCCTGCAACACCAAGAATGACTCTAGACGAAATTTTAAGACAAAATCCTGGAGGAGGTATGACAAATCCTTCATATACTCCTCCTCCTGCAGGATCTAATGTTAGGTCTTCAGATCCGTACAGAAACCCTTCTCCAGCCGTAGGCATGGGATTGTTCAAAGGATTCTCAGTACCGTGGCTTGAATTTTTGGGAGTAAAAGGCATTCATCAAACTGCTAATAAACTTTTTCAAGGTGGAAAAAATGCAGCATTAAACAATCTTTACTCAGCAACCCCGAATAACTGGGATTATTTAAGTGCATCACTTTTCCCTCTTAACTTTTTGGCATCTGGAGAAAAATCGGCTGCACAACTTGCTGCTGCTGGTGGAAAACAAACTCCAAAAATGCTATCACTGTTTAGCAAACTAAAAGGCCCAATTTCTAAAATCACTACTCCATTTAAAGAACTTTTCTTGCCTGCAGCAAATCCAAACTTTAATATAAAAAATAGTTTCCTAGAAGGACTTGAAAGAGGCGCACCAAGAATGGGGTTTGCTCAGGACCCAGCCGCAATTAAAGCCATAAATAAAAAGATGGAACCTCTGGTAGCAAAATTAAATGCTGCAGGGTATGTACAAACTTCTCCAGGTGGAACGTTCATGCTTAAGGGTACTCACAGTATTCCTTATAGTCCTGCAAATGCAATTGAAGAAGGCCATCCTCTTTATGACACTATGTTGGCAATTTCAAAACTTGAAGTTGAGTTAATGGCGAAGAGCACAAAACCAGCAAAAAATTTCGGCTATTATGCTTCTGTTGTAGGATCACTTGTTAAAAAAGCAAAAGATAAAATACAAGAAATACTCCCTGTTCGACAAATGGCTGCGCCTATTCTACCAGGCCAAATTTCTGAAAAGGCACTCGTTCTCGGCGCAAGGCTTGACGAAGGTGTATCAGACGGTGTTGGGACTGGAATAAATGAAACATTTAGAGCAACATTAGATGGAGTTGCTGGATTCTATAAGACTAGACTAAATTTTGCAGAAGTCCAAAGAGAAGTATTTGGAAGCATATTTGCCAGAGCAGCAAACCTTATTGCTCCAGAAAATATTCCAGTAATTCGAAAAGGGAAAGACGTAGCAGATGGAATCTTTAGCCCAGATGTTGCAGCACAAGGAGCACAAACACTAAAGGCATTAAAAACTCAGGCTGGCAATGCTAGTGGAAATTTTGATAGATTAGCCGATGCATCCACTGCAACTCAAAGTGGATACAGAGCCGCAATCATGCAGGCGATGAGGTTTGTTGATGATCACGATGGCAATGTAACACTTAATCCAGAAACAGGTGTCACAGGACTTATAGACTTTGGAAGAATCTTAGACTTTTCCCCCCATGTGCCAACAGTAGATGAATTTGCTAACCGACTTCAGAGAACATTCTTTACATATGGAGTGCCTGGCAAATACTCGGTCTTGCCAGATGCTTGGAAAGATCCAAAAATAACTGGAGCATTTTTCTCTGGTGTTGATAAAGGTTTAGAATTTTTGAAGACACTCAAGGAAAAAGATATTGTAGAAATGCTAAAGGCTGCAGGATATGAAGGTCAAGAACTTAAAAATCAAGTAGCGTTAGTTATGGAAAGCATAAGAGTTACAGGTTTAGCAGCGGTTAGGGCTGCAGACGACTTAAAAGTAAAACAAGGTTTATCAAATGTCCAACCTTCAGAATTGCCACAAAATCCTGCTGCAACAGGTGCAACTGATTGGCTACTAGGACTTGGGAAAAACCCACCAGTAGCAGGACCACCGCCACTATTTCCTAATGCTCAAGCGCCAGGTGTAACCGACTGGATGTTAGGACTTGGAGGAAGTCTGAGGCCATCAATTCAATTTAACAAAACACCAACTAATCCAGCAAAGACTGCAGCACTTACACTATTTGGTGGTTCTGCTGGATTAGCAAGTGTTTTGTTAATGGATCCAGATTTATCTAGCGTAAAGATTACAACACAGCCACCTAAGCCTAAGTCTAGCGGTGGATCAGGAAAAGGAAGTATGTTAGCCCTATCACGAGGCGGACTAGTTCCAAGTTATTTTGCTGCTGGTGGATATGCTATTGGAACAGATACAGTTCCTGCAATGTTGACCCCTGGAGAATTTGTTATGAGTAAGTATGCTGTAGATAAATATGGAGTTGACAATATGAAGTCTATAAATTCTGGCTCATCAGTTGGTGATTCAGTGTATAATTATAACCTTAACTTAAATGTAAAGTCTGATGCTAATCCAGATGAAATTGCAAGAGCAGTTATGGTACAGATAAAGAGCATAGATGCTCAAAGAATTAGGGGGGCTAGAATCTAATGGCAAATAATACCTATATGTCTGGTAGAAAAAAATATTCTAGACCTCAAGCAATGCTTTTTGCAGACAACCCTGGTACAAAAGTTGACGGATTTTATATACCAGATGGCAACGAGATAGGGTCCTCTACGGCCTTTACACCCACCAATAGCGAGTTTTTAATCCTCTCTGATGATAATAGGTCAGCGATAGACTTTAACTCTGTTAGAATTGAAAAGCGGGAGAGAATGATCAATGGACGAATGAGGTCATATCACATTGCAGATAAACTAGAAATAAATACATCTTGGGACATGTTGCCATCCAGAGCATATGATACAAAGGCAGCCTTTAACAGTAGCGGAAATGCAAATATGCAGGCAACAGTAGCAAGGCCTAACCCACTAGAATTTACAACAGACGGTGGAGCAGGCGGAGTAGAACTACTTAATTGGTATGACAATCATAAAGGATCTTTTTGGGTTTACCTTGCTTATGATAAGTACACAAATTTTGAAGACACAGATAGCAGTGCAGTAGACAATAGATTTAATAATGTCAATAAGTATAATGAAGTCATAGAAGTCTTCTTCTCAAACTTTAACTATTCTGTTGTAAAAAGAAGTGGTTTGAACTTTGACTTTTGGAATGTGTCTCTTACACTGGAAGAGGCGTAATGTTTCAAGACAAAGAATTACTAGATTATATAGAGACAAGTTCTTCTGTTAAAACAAAATCTTCAGTTATTGCTGAATGGAATATGAACATTGCAACAAACATCTCTATGGTAGGAAACTATAGATACCGCCCAACACAGGCAACATCTCCCTATAGAACAATTCCAAATACCTTTGACCCACTAGATTCAGGTAGTTCGACTGGAGCAATTAAATATTACACTGGAGCAACTGATGCAGATGTAGTTATTGATGGAGGCTTTGATGATGATGGAACACCAACTACGCTAAAACCAGTTAAAGAAAAAATGAAGATGTTATATTCTTTGGAAGAATGCTTTACATATCAAAGACCAAGATCTGGTATTAATAAAGCAACCTATCTTAATGGAAGATACCTACATAATCCAAATATTAATATGGCTAAAAGACCAAGATACTATATGTCAGATAAAAATGATCCCTTTAAATATTGGACTTCTTTTAGAACAGAAGACGGTACTGAGTATGGAGTTGCTAATAAAACTATTAATGGAAGACATAGAATAGAAGATACAGCACCATTTGTTGTATATAAAGAAAAGATTCCAGCAAACAGACTTATAGTAAAGATGCAAACAAACACAGGAGAATTAGACTATGGAACATTCTCTAGCCCGTCTGAAACATTTTTAGATCCATACTATGGAGAAGTAAATCAAACAACACCAAATAACTGGAAGATTCAAGTATTAAAAAATAATAGTTGGGTAGATGCTATATCTTTTTCTGATAGAGATAGAAGAAAAGATGGACAGGCAATCATCGGATCTGACGGCTATGTTGAAATTTCCTATGGACTAATTGTTCCACAGATATATTCTAATGTATTTAATTTTATTGAAGAGTTATCTTCAGAAACATTAAAGCCAGAAACAGCCCAAGAGGGAGATACTTATTTAATTATTTCTAATAGCATATCTTTGGGCGTATATCATATTTGGTATCAGGGTCAATGGAAAACATTTACTCCTTCTTATGGTTGGGGTTTAGAAGATTCTGTTGTTGGAACTCGTACAAGTCTTGTTACAGACTTTACTAATCCGCCAGCATTTATTTTAAACAATCAAACAAAGTATAAAGAATTTGAATATATTTCTGGAATAAGAATTGTTATTGATAGTATGAATAAGTTCGATTCTACATTTGACTTAATTGAACTATCTCCAAGACTTGTAGCAGATTTAAGCGATAGGGTCTTGGAATTTTCTGTTAATAAAAGCGCTTCAGACTTAGGTGTTAGCGGATTGCCCGTTGGTCAACTTCTTGCGTCAACAGGATCTATAACCTTGTTTGACTTTGATGATACATTTCATCCAGGCAATTCGGGAAGTATTATTAGCAAGTATGTATCAAAAAATATTCAAATAAAACTTTATGAAGTTATTACAGACAACTCTGGTATTGAGTACTACTTGCCAATCAAGACTATGTACTCTGATGGCTTTCCAAAACTAGATAATCAATCTAAGCAGGTTTCTATAGAACTTAGAGATTTATATTTTTACTTTGAGTCAAAGATTGCTCCACAAATTTTACTTACAAACACATCTGTTAGTTCTGCAGTCTCACTACTTCTTGACTCTATCGGATTTTCTAACTATGTTTTTAAAAGAGTTGAAGGAGAATCAGAAGTTATTATTCCTTTCTTCTTTATTCCTCCAGAAAAAAGCATAGCCCAGGTCCTGGAAGATATTGCAGTCTCAACACAAACTGCAATGTTCTTTGATGAATATAATAATTTTGTTATGATGAGCAAGGACTACATCATGCCGTCAGTTAATCAAAGGCCAGTAGATATAACTCTTTATGGAACTACAGATTTTTCTGACGCGGGAGTTATCAAGAATGAAAGAACAAGCAATAAACTTTCAAATATCTTAGAAATAACATCTCAGGACAATGAAGTATACAATGATGGAAAGATTACCTATACTACAAGATCCATACAAAGATCTTTGGGAACTTTGCAAAATCAGCAAAGCCTTTTGATGAGTGATAAGGTTTGGGCATACAAACCAGTAGTTCTTTGGGAACTGGGTGGAGAAGAAAGCACAAGATCTGTAAATGATGAAGTTGGAAACCAGTCATCCTACTCTTTAAGCGCAATACCCTTAAAATCAAACCTATCATTAGAAATTCCGTCAGTAAAAAATAATGTGGTTGTTGATAATGTTATGGATCTTGGAGAAGGAATTTCTTTTCTAACAAGAAACAGTGGATATTTTTATTCAAATGGAGAAATTATTAAGTATGATGCAGTACAGTATAATGTTACTGGTGCTGGAGATGTTTGGATAAATAGCCTTCAAGAATATCAAAAGTACTTTTCATCTTTACCTTTTAATGGAAAAATATATCCAACAGGCTTGATAAGAATATATTCTGAACCAAATTACGAAGAAGTTTTTGGAGTTACAAAACTAAAGAATGGGCCAGTAGCAAAACACGGAAGAGGCCAGTTTGGAACACCAGTTGTTGAACACTCTGCAGGTGTTAGCGCCTATTGGTCTAATAACGATAACGTTCGTGGATGTACTATGGAATCAAAATATCTATTTACATTAGGCCAAACTCTACCATCAACAACAGTTGGTCCTGCAGGAATAAATAATACCCTTGCACAAAAAACATCAAGAAACGGAATTATTAAAAATGCCTTATCAACAAAGTATATTTCTGAATCAGATATAAATGCTATGTCATCTACAAAAGCAGGAACAGTTCAATCTTCAGCATTAATCATGAATGGCCCAGGGTTTACTACAACAGAATCCCCACTTGATTTTGTTTCTTATGTATACAAAGAACTAGACGACAAGTACAAACACTTTGGAACTAGAATGAGAATTGTTGGAAAAATTGAAAATGATCAAAACTTTGGACAAACTGCTATTGGTGCTTCTACATTTTTTACAGTCAAAGGAACTGGTCCAAATAAAAATATAAGTGTAACTGGTGGCTCTGGTGGGCTTGCTGTTATGATTAACCCATCAACAAACAATGGATATTATTTTGAAATTGTTGGTTTAGGGTCAAATAATTTAGATAATGCTGAAGCAGAAAATGTAAATGACGTAATATTTTATAAGATAAAGGCTGCTGGCTCTTCTGCTATTCCAATCAAACTATATGAAGGTTTAGCAGGTATTGTTGTTGATGATGGAAAGTTTACTGGTCAGTATAGAATGAATAACGAAGATCGACCAACAGTTTACGATTTGTCTGTTGAATATCAAGATATAGGAACAAGAAGAAGATTCTTTTTATATATAAATAATAGCCTTATTGCAACAGTAGACGATGAAGATCCGCTTCCAGTATATAAGAATATGGCTCTTTTCGTTCGTGGTTCATCTAGAGTGATGTTTGAAAACATATATGCTTTAGGAAACAACTACTCACAAAATACTGCTTTTAAACTTAATGCCCCCATCGCCTCAGCGTTTGCGGATTCTGAAATAACTGCAAATGCATCATTTATGAAGTATGCTATGAGCGGAGTAGTGCAATCTACATATCTATCAGGAATAAGTTCTGCTGAGCCAAATTATTTTAGAATGTACTTTGAAGAATTTGGGACAATTATGAGAGAGGCTGCATCATTTAATATTAGATATGACTACTATCCAGCCCTTTATGCAAAAATTTCTCCTACTTTTAATAGACTTAAGGGATATGTTGTTTCTGGATTTAGAGCAGGATCTTACGGAGCAGAGTTTTTAGTTTTCAATGCAACAGATACTTCATTAAGTTTAGATTCAACATCTGGAAACTTCTTAAAAATACAAGGAATAACATTTACTCAGGAATCAAATGTAGACTTAACAGTTGATGATTATTTTTCAAAAAATAGTAACCTTGCTAACCCAGAACTAGTTGGATCTTCTTTAGTAGTCTCACCATTTAAAATTAAAAAAGATTACCAAGATATAAAATTAAGCAGAATGTCTTATGGAAAGAAAGATTTTATTTTAGATGTACCTTATGTTCAGTCACACGATGCTGCAGAAGACTTAATGTCCTGGGTTATTAATAAAATAATGAAGCCAAGAAAGTCTGTTGGAGTTAAGATTTTTGCAAACCCCATGATTCAATTAGGAGACATCGTTAGTTTAGACTATATAGATAATTCAATTGAAATGGTTTCACCAAAAAGTAGTAGATTTGTTGTGTATAATATGGAGTATTCTAAAGATCAAAGTGGTCCATCAATGACAGTATTTTTAAGTGAGGTAGTTTAATGGCAACAGATGCGGTAGCAAATCAGTCTACGTCTATTTCACAGCGCCATATGGAGCAGTTAAACTTATCTCAGAAGGCAACAAAACCTGCAACTCCAGAGATGATTGCTCTTTATAATCCAGATCTAGATGCCGAAAGAATGCTAGATTTAGTTTTTGAAAATATTGGGGGACAGGAATTAATCAATATTTCAAGAAACGATATTATTAATGGACAAGATGTTTTGTACAGCCCTATAAAAAATCTAAAAGACTTATATATTCAGTATAATCCAAACAATATAATTAGACTAGAAAGCACTTCAGATACATATTTTAAAAACTTTTCTATTAAACTAGAAGGCAAACTTCCAGCCTATGGAACAGGGCCAAATGGCGAAGTAGTCTATATAGATCCAACGACTGGAGATCTTGTTATAAATATCTCCTCACTTGAGCCTGACGAGCAAGTAGATATTGAAATATTAGATAGTGGAGAGATACTTAATGGTACAATATATGGAGAGGTGTAAAAATGATAACTAATACAGGTAAGAGTATTTTGGCTAAATATCTTATTGGACAGGCTCCAGCCTATGCTTCACATATTGCAATTGGCTGTGGAGCAAAGCCACTCGCCTCTGAGGGAACACTTGGAGACTATTCAGGCAAGCAATCATTAGACTTTGAAATGTTTCGTGTACCTATTATTTCTCGTGGCTATGTTACTGAAGCAGGCCAGTCAAAAATTGTTTTTACAGCAGAACTTCCTACAGCAGAAAGATATGAAATAACTGAGGTAGGAGTTTGGTCTGCTGGAGCCAATCCAAGTGCAGGAGCCTACGATAGTAAAACCATTTATTCTTTTAGCGAAACAGAAACTTGGCAGCACCACACAGAGACAAACTCATTACCCATTCCGAGCATACAAATATCTTTAGGTGAGAACAATGTTATTTCTGGTTCTTATAAATTAGACTCATCAAGAAAATACTCTTCAACTGGAACACTAACAGAACTCCCAGTATTCCAAACTAACGCAGATAATCCAATTTTTACAAACTCTGAAAGAGTAAACAGATATGAAAGATGTAGATTTTTAAATAACATAATGATGATAAGAGGAGATATGAGCAACCTATCTCTTACAGGAGGAGTAGTTGGCATTCCAACAGGTTCAACTCACATACACCTAACTGGAGCAGGTCTTGACTTTGATAAAAATGCTCTTACTGATCAACTTAAACTTGCATTTTCTGTTGTAAATAAAGATGGAGAGTCTACAAGTCAACCAGATGAAGTAAGGATTGTTATTGAATTTTCAGATACAGATGAAGCAAATGCTACAGGAGCACAGTATGCAAGGTTTCAGGTAGTAGTAAAAGAAACAGACTTGGGGGTTGATTTTGCAACTAACAGGTATTTTGTTTCTACGGTAGCATTGCAAAACTTACTCAAAACATCTGGCTTTACTTGGAAAGTTGTGGATACAGTAAAAATTTACGCTACAGTAATAAAGGGTACTGCACTGGTTAGTAATAAGTCTGCAACCTCTACTGTTGTAACTTTAACAACTTCTACTAATCATAGTTTTAGTGTAGGAGATAAAATTATTGTTGCTGGTTTAGGTAACTCTGGAAGATTTGACGGCACATTTGAAATTACAGAAGTTACATCAAATACTATAAAATATAATAGCACAGGTACTACCGTATCTTCAACTGCAGTGTCTCCAACAGTACAGATTGATTCTCCAAGCGATGACTACTATATTGCATTGGATGCCCTAAGATTAGAAAATATAACATCTTCCAATCCTGTTTATGGCTTAAGCGGTTACTCTGTTATTAAAAATACAGGGGCTCAACCAATTCTTAAGTTTCCTAATACAACCAACCATATTGAGTTTAGGTTTGGGATGGATGTGCTTTAGTGTCAGACATAACAGTAAAAAAAGTAATAATTAAAAAACAAGATCTTCCAGCATTCAATGGGGAATTGCAAAGTTATTTGGTTAGATATAGGGTAGTTTCTGAAGACAGAAATAGAACTTCTCACTGGTCTCCAAGATATAAAGTTAATGTTGAGCCTGAGATAGATAGAGATAGAGTTGTAGATGGGGTTCCTGCGCCAGAGCCTTGGATTCCACACTCTGTGGTACCAAGTGAAAACAAACAAATTATTAACATTGTTTGGACTCCTCCAGCAAATTTAAAGCCTGATTTTGATTTGTATGTTAAGTGGGGATCCGATGAGTTTATTTATAAGGAACCTGTTAAAACATCCTCATCCACTATTCAGGTTCCATCAGGATATACTACTGTAAAGTTTGCTCTTCAAGTTCCAACATTTCCTAAGCAGAGATTTATAAAGGCTACCCTTTTTGAGTCTGATCCAGTAAGCCTAGTGGTATAATAGTATTATGGCAAAAATTCCTCTACCAGAGCGTGGTCAACCACTAGACGTTACCTACATATCTCAATTAGCCCAGATAGTTAATGAATTATCCACAGCAATATCACCATCAACATACCAGTACGGATCTATTGATACCAAAGATGCGGGTAGGCAAAACATTAAGGTTAGTGAGGCTAGAGTAGTTGGCGGTATTGTTAATGTAATAACCAGTCCTGGTACTGTCACTGCTGGGCAAGAAAAAGATTTTACGTATTCTTTCCCTGGAGAATTTAAGTATGCCCCAATTGCAACAGCAACAGCAATAAATATTGGTGCAACTGCTGCTGGAAAAAATGTTACAGTTATTTTAAATAGACCAACAACTGCTGGTATTTCAGGAGTTGTAAAATTTAACACCTCTGGAGAAGCAGGCGTTGATGTTCACTTAATTATTATTGGTGTGCCCAATTAATGATAAAATGTAAAAAATGTAATGGGAGAATGTTTCTTGATAGACAGTACAGTTCAATCGGACACCTTGAAACTTATTGCATTTCTTGTGGAGCAAGAAGTTTTTATAACCGACCAGAGAATTCTGCGGAGGGTCTATGGCTATTAAAAAAGGAACTATTGAGAATGAAGGCTACAATGTCCTCCCTGTAATTCCAGGGAATAAAAAAGTTTGGTTTCTAAATGGAGACCTTGTGAGAATTCATCACCTTAATAAGTCTAACGGTATTATGTCTGTTTATAATATAACAAAAGATCAAATTGAAAGTTGTTTAATTTCTGATTTTAAAAAGAAGCGTGAAAGAGCCTATACTGTTAGAGAGACTGCTGATTTAGTTAATAGACATAAAAAATATATGCCATCATTAATGAGACGAGGAGTCATTCCATTTCCAACGGGATCTCAAAAGGGTGGAGCAAGAGGATTTCAAGTAAGATCATATTACTCAGAATCGCAAGTAAGGGAGATTCGTGAT